CACCCTCTGATAATGTTGATGAAACTTCTGCAGCAATTTCTTCAGATACTTCTCCACCACTAGCAATTGCCTCTAAAACTTCTGTAACCTCAGAAGCATTTAAACCACTATCTGAAACTAAATTACTAACTATATCTTGCACTTCTTCTACGGATAAGGTATCATTATCTTGTGCTATTTCTTCAAAAGAATCCTGACTTTCTTCAAGAATATTTTCTAGTTCATCGTTGGATGAAGAATCATCAGATTCAGGTGTATCCGTTTCAGGAGATTCAGTTTCTTCGGAAGGCACTTCTTCAGCAGGAGTTTCCTCTGCAGGAGTTTCTTCTATCTCTGTACTTTCCTCTTCAGTCGGAGTGGTCAAATCTGGTAAAGTTTGTTCAGGCGCATAAATAAAAGATGGTTGTGAGGGAGCCTCAATAATTTCTTCTTCTGGTGCGGGTATAGAAATAACAACCTCTGTATACTCACTTACAGGTCCTGACCAGTTAGCAACTCTAACAGTATAGGTAGCACCTTCTGTCAAACCAGTTAGTTCTATAGATTCTGGAGCGCCGTCTGTATTATAAGTGCCACCCTCATATGGATTTTCTGCATCTGGGTCATCTGTTATTACTTGATAGAACCAAGTGTTTGCTGTGTATCCTTCTGGTAACTCTGGTGCAATAACAACTGTTGTTCCTTCAATTACTGGCTCTAATAATGTTGGTGCTGGAGTAGGAATATTATTATTAATAGCAGTGATTAATTCAGTTGCGTTAGTTGTCAATGTAGTTTGAAGAGTATTCTTTGTAGATACCGCTGAGTTTACGGCATTACTTAAAGATGTAGTATTAATAGCATTTATTGCTGATGTGTTTGTAGTATTTTGAGCAACTACTGGAGTAAGACTTTGATTTAATTGTGTAATAACAGCATTTGCTGCATCTACTGCTGCTTGTACAGTTGCTGTACTAGTGTCTACAATTGGAGTAAATGCAGGACCTTGACTTATTTGTCCAGAAAATCCTGACCCTACATTTGTATCCACAATAGGAATAATATTTCCATTAGTTGTTTCTCTAACATTAAATCTTGCTTGATCTGGTATTGGTCCGACTGCAGTTACATTTGCCATCCAAGCACCATTATTTGGATTAACATCAGCATTAAATCTAATTTGAACCATTTGTGTTGATGCATCTTGTTGTGGAAATGGTCTTAAGTCCCAGGCAATATCCAAACTAGAACCAGTTGTTGCATATGTAATTCCTGTTCCTGTACTCCAAGTTGTCCAATCCCATCCAGCAATAGAAACTGATGGAGCATTTGGAGTTGAATAATAATTTGCTCCTTCATTGACTCCAAAAGTAATTGTTGCATTAGATCCGACAAATACATTGCTATATAAAGTATTACCCATTAATAAGTTAAATGGTAAATTCATTTTAATGCCAGCATCGTCTACGCCAGCAAGGACATTTGTGCTTGCTCCAATAGTTGCTTGTAAATTATTTACTGCGGTCTGAGCATTATCAATTGCAATATTGGCTTGAGTTAGTTCGGTTTGTGCGGTGGCTTGTGCTGTTGTTGCTGCTGTTTTTGATGCAACGGCTTCAGATATTTGTACCTGTGCAGTAGATGTGTCAATATTATTTATGGAGGTTTGGGCTGTAACAACAGTATCTTTAGCATCTTGAACTACCTGCGAACTTTGATCTATTGGTGTAACAGATAAATTTATAGCATTAATTGATGCAGTGGCTGTGTCTACTAAGGCTACGTTTGATTGTGCTATTGAGACTGTTGCGGTTAATGTTTCTACCGCTGCCTGAGCCTCTACCCTTTCAGCAACTGCTACTGCTATAGTGGCTGTGGCAGTATCTGTGGCTGCAATAGCCTGTTGAACCTCTGTAGTGGCCGTTGCAAGGGCTGTATTAACTGCTTGTTGAGCAGGGCTAACAACGACTTGTTCTTGATTTTCTGTAGCACCAGCATGATCTGGTGCCATAATTCCAAAAACTGTTAAAAATAATCCTACCCCCAAAGTTAATAATACTTTGCGTTTGAGGTTATTCAATTGAGTGGTGGTCTCCAATGTGTAATTATATTAGCAATTATACCATTTTTTTAAATAAAAAAGAGGGTAGAAATTAATCTACCCTCAATTTTACAAGGAGTTTGTTATGCTCTTACTTTCTTTTGAATTTTAAGAACTAGATTTGTAAGAGTTGTAATTAAAGTTCTTAATCTTTCTATTGTTAATGCTAATGCAGTTACAGCAGCAAGTGCTTGTGATGCTGAATCAGTAACTGTTGCAGTTGCAGTAACCTTAACTTGTCCTGCTGTTGGAAGATCAGATCCACCAGTTGCAGAAACAGTTACAGTACCAGCGCTTAGTGGCATGAAAACCTTATAAGTTTTTACACCATTTGCATCTGTTGTAACTGCTGTTGCAGTAATGGTATCACTTGATCCACCAAAGGAATAACTTGTAGTAATTCCACCAGCAGCAAGTAGGTTAGCATATGTCTTTCCAGATAGTACAGCACCTGTAGCATCAACTGGAGAAAGTGTAATAGTTGCTTGTTCTCCTGCTACATAGTTTGCTTTATCAAAAGCCAACTTAATTGTAGCAATGGCAGCCTCAACACGAACTGTTGCTGTGTCTGCAGAAATTGTTCCACTCTTTACAACTACACCTGCTGAACCAGTTTTTACACCAGTTAGAGAGAATAGTGCTGCACCATTTATAATTGAAGCACTTGTTGCTGAGTTGCTAATTACTGTTAAATCACTTGAGGTAGCAGTTAATGTTCCTGCTCCAACAACTACTCCAGCAGCATCATATGCTACCGCAGAAATTGCATCTGCATTTGAACCTACTGCAATTACTGGCTTCTTTACAGTTGTAACAATTCTAGCAATGTCACCATAAAATGTTACTTTTTCTGTTGCTAACAATGCTCCAGATTGTGAAGTAAGTGTAATTGTTCCTACACCAGATGTTCCATCAGAAAATACTCCAATGTAACTTCCTGCAGGAATAACTAACGATCTACCTAGACCAGTAATTGTTGCATGGTTTGTGCCATGTCCTAACATACCAGCACCTGAAATAGTTGCTGTAATAGATTCTGAAGCAGAACCATTAGCAGCGTTCTTTTGAGTTAAAACAATAACTGCTGCAGCATCAGATGAGACTACCCTTGAAGCATATACGGTAGCATCTGTTGTTGCTGAAATTGTTTCTCCAGCATTAAGAATAGATGTTGTATACGCAGGAGATGCTTTTAGATCTGGAGCAGTAACTGTAATTGTCCATGTCAATGGAGCAGATGTAACTGAGCCAGATGTGCTTGTTAATGTAGGAATAAATCTAACTACATATGTTCCAGGAACGCTAGGTACGTGGAATGATGATGTTAATTTTGCAGTAACATAACCAGTTGTATTTGTTGCTGGCGAAATTGCTGCTGTTCTTGTGTCTGCTGATAGTGCCACTGTTGCACTAGATGTTTCTGTAACTGCAAACTGTGGAACACTGACAGTAGATGGGGCAGACATTACTGCAGATATTACCGAAACGGTATCTCCAATACTTGTTCCCAAAAATGATACTGATACTACTGCTGTTGCAGTCTCACCAGGATTAATTGTATCCGCTACTGCATCAATGGTGACAACGTCAGCATAGACTGTAGCCTGTGTCGGAAGTGCCGACATCACGCCAAGTGTCAAGGCTGCAGCCAAGACTGTGGCAATCTTTTTAAATGAATTCATTTTTCTCCTTGTTAGTTTATATTAAGTTTAGTTTATCAAGAAAATCCTTAACATCGTTAGGTATTTCCCGATTATCCAATTCTACCATACGTTGCTGTTTTTCCGCAAATCGTGTTGCAGAACTCCAAGTGTGGATCTCTATTTCTGTATTATTATTTTTAGGAGTATGTGAAATTGCTGAAAATACTGCCCCACAAACAGCATCGGCTAAATCTTTTGATTTTTTACGAGGATGGTCAACCCTATTTCCTTTCATTATTTTTAATTCTGACATTTCCTCCAATAATAATGGGATCATTGGTATAGCAACACGCTCTTCATAAATCATCATAGCCAAATCTTCATAGTGTTTTTTAGCAACAGACACAGTCTCTGTTTTAATTCCAACTGCCTGTAGTTCATTTTGAATATCAAATGATTGCCAACGATCAAAAGAAACCATTCCAACATTAAAACCTTCTCTACGTAAATTAATAATCCATTGTTTTACTTCAGATAAATTAACTGGTCCTTCTGCCCTTGGTTCCCACCAAGCAACAGCATCAACAACAACTATAGGGGCCACTTGCTCATAATCTTTGATAACCTGAATATTAACCCACTTGTCAACATGTGCAATAGCAACAGCACACTTATCGTGTTTTTGTGCAAGGTCAGCATGGATATAATATATTTTTTCTGGATCTGGTTTAAACGTAGCATCAAACCTTCTAAATGAATCTACTGGATTTCTAATATTCATACATTTTTCTAACTTTTCTTTTTGTTTAAAAAAGGCATCTGATGCATATGTTGGAACACATGCAAAGCGCATCATTGCATCTCCTAAGTCTGTATAAAATGCTAGTTTAAAATCATCTATTTTTCTTGTTGGATTTACTTCCCATGTTGGTTTTTTTAATGCTAATATTTTTGGAACTTTATAAGAAATAATATGATCTTCTTCCCAAATAATTTCAAACTGATTATTTAAATCATCATGTGGTAAGTCTTCATTCATAATAAAAGTATGTTTTTTTTCTATAATTTCTTTTTCCATAATTACATCTTCATATCGTTTTGAAATAAAGTCACCTTGATAACGAGGAAAAGAAAGAAGTACTACCTTTCCAAGATCTGGAAAACGAGAATCTACCGATCCACGAAATGCCTTATAAATATTTTCTGCAGTTTTTCCTTGTTCATTACCAGTTCCAACTTCAGAAGCAAAACCAGAAATCTCATCAAGAACTGCAAGTAATAAGTTTAAACCCTCATGAGACTCTCTTTCTGAGTGTCCAGAGTAAACAGTAATTGATTTATCAAACTCAATACTATCAGCCTTGGCATTATATTTACCTGCAAACCAAGGAGATTTTTCAATCTTTGTTTTAAAACCTTTAAAGAAAACATTCTTAGCCTGTTGTGCATTAATAGCAACGTTAATTAAATCTATCGCATCTCCGCTTGGTTTTCCGAAGTATCTTGCGGGGTCTTTGAGACAAAGTAACTTATAAACAATGTAAGCACAAGCAACAGTGGAAGTAAAATCTTTACCACTACCTTTCCCCAACTGTAAGATGATTTCGTTTTTTGTATATTTTTCATAGTATCTGGCTCCTTCTACTGACCCATAAAGTTCTTGTAAATCTTCTTTTTTATATATCTGACTCATTGCTTCTACTATGTCATATTGAATTGCTGACAGAGTAGGCTGTCCAAGATAGTCTGATGACTCAACAAATGTTTTAACATCTACTGGCTTTTCATTAAACTGATTTTCTTTTAATACTTCTAAAAAATCATTGAACATCGTGGACAATTGTAATCACTTCTCCCTCTTTGGCAATCTGAGAAAGGCGTTGCATAATTAAATCACGAACCTCTGGATGAGTTGAGGCAATCTCTCTAAGTATTTCAACAAGAACTTCTTGGCGTCTTTCAATTTGAACCATTTCCTCCGCAAGTTCTTTGTTTTCTAATAGACCAGCCTTTTGAAGCATTTCAATTCTAGATTTTTCAATATCCATAACCAATTTGATTGCTTGTGTTTTTGCACTAAGATTATTAGTCATTCCTGCTTCATCAATTACTTCGTAAGCCTTTGTAATAAGTTTGCTGTAATGTGTATCTGCACCAGCAAGCGCTTCTTTGGCACGAGCACGTATTGCATCGTTTGCAGATGCCATAACTTTCCATTCATTAATTAATGCAACAACACGAGTTCTTGGCATATCTAATTCTTTAGATATCTTTGTTGGATCTTGACCCTTAAGATACTCTGTAACAACCTTATTTACTTCATCTAAGTGTTGAATTAATTCTGTCTCAGTTGACATTGTATTTTCCCTCTAAGCGATTAATTTCATCTTTAATATAAAATATTGCCTTTTCTAAATCTTGAATTGTTTTTTCTTCATCTTTAAGACCTGCTCTCCATAAATACTTAAAGGCATTACCAATATTAAAATTACGATGGCGTGTAATTTGTATACACTCAACTCCGCTAGGATCAGTTGTATAGTGTAGTGGATGGTTGACTTGATCAACTGTAATATTTAAATTATTACTCATCGCTTTGATTTCCTTAATCCAAATTTTGCAAGGTAGACATAAACTGTTTCTATGCTTGCCCCACACTCTTTGGCAATATCCTGTGGAGATTTTTTATCTATAAGATATCTCTTACGAAGCCAAATCTCGCTTGTATACAGTTTACCAGCCATAAGATTATTTGTCAACTCCAGACTCATTAATATCATAATTATAAGCGTTTGAATCTTCTAAAACCCACTTATCGTAACTTTCAACATCCCACCTATTAGTATTGATTAGTCTTTGTATTACAAGATCTTTTTTTGTTACAAAAGAAGGTTCTTTTAGCCTTACCCGATTATTTGGTTGTATTGCAAAATTTCCATCATCTCTTTGAATAACATGACCACATTTATGTTGTCCTGGATTTTCTGAATACCCATCATCTAATATATTACTTTCTGGATTATGCCAATCCAATGTAAATAAATATTTTCCAGGTACGTTATTTTTGTTTCTATCTATGTAAGACATTTTCATATTGCTTAAATTTTCAAATTTAGTTACAGAAATATACGAACTAAAAGAATTCCATAACACTAAGTTATGTATAGGCTCTTCTGGTACGTCTGGCTTAGTGCAAAATGCATTAATAGGCATTCTCCACCAAATACCACCATCTTCCATTAAAAAATGAAATAGCGGACTTCTACTCTTAATACTTGAAACACCAAAAATAATACATGGAAAATATTGATCATGACTGTCTAGTTGATCTCTTAAAAAATTTCCACGAACATAGCACTCTATTGGTGGTATGTTTGCATTTAATTCTGGCATTATTCTACCGCCCCTACTGCTTTATTCCAATTATTAATAGCCCAGTGACCGATACCACAAGCGTCAGCAACGTCATTATCTTCAATACTTTTATCATAATTAATTTCAATTAATTTTATTGTCCTTTCTTTTCTAATTTGTCTTTCATATGTTTTATACCAAGAATCTGACTTGCCAGGATTTTTTAATCTAATGTTTAATTGTTCTTCTTTAGTTAATTTTTTATTTCCTAAATAGTTTTGCCAAGTAATTGGGGCTACCGTTCCTATTTGTTTTGTTCCAGATAAACCTGCTGCACCAAGTAGTGCACCCTGAACTAGTGCAAGATCTGCAGCAGTTTTAGGACTATTCATAAAAACCGTATGCTCAATTACTATTGCTTCAAATCCGCCAGAATATTCAAAGAATGCTTTTGTTTTAGCGCATGCATCCATTACCTTTTCATAGTTTGTGTTACCTTGAAATTTTATTTTTCCAATAGTTTTTAGTTTTTTATTTTCAAACAATGCAAAAGCAAGGCTGTTGGTGCTTGCATCTATAGCGCAAATTGTTTTTGGACT